ATGGAATACAAGGATTAATTCGTGGAACGTCTACTTTAAATGATGTGTTAAGTAATGTTCTTGATAAAATGATAGATGCTATGTTCAACATGGCTTTCTTCGGAAATGCCGGAGGAACATTAGTTAAAGGACTAGGTCTATTTGGAAACTTATTTGGAGGTTTTCTATCTACGGGAGGTAGAGCTAAAGGTGGTAAGTCTTACATTGTAGGAGAAAAAGGACCAGAATTGTTTACTCCAGGTGTTAGTGGAGCAGTATCCCCAAATAGTTCTCTCGGAGGCTCAACAAACGTAG